CACGTCTTCACGGTCAGTGTGATCGTGGGTCGTGCCGCTGAACGCACCGCACAAAACTTGATGGACACCTACCTGTCTTATGACAGCGGGATTCGTGCAGCGATTGAAGCCGACACATCACTAGGCGGATATGCACAAACCTTGATTGTCGAAGAGGCATCCAATATCTCAACCGTTGACGCGAACGACACGACCTATCTGACGGTTGACTTTCGTGTCGTCGTGTATGCTTAACCCATGGCAAAATATCAGGTAGTTGAAGGCTTCACCGTTCTGGATAAACAATATCCAGCCACTATTGATGGCTCGGAGATTGACCATCTAGACTCTCTAGTGCAATCGGGTCGCATTGTCTTGGTCGCAGATAAATCAACCTCGAAAGCCACAACGGCAGGAGATAAATAATCATGGCAAAGTTAGTTCTCACACAAGCAAATGTTTCACTCAACGGCACAGACATCACTTCGAGTGTTGCGGCAGTAACTCTGTCAACTTCGGCTGCCGAAGTACCAACAACGAACTTCGGTTCAGGTGGCGCAGTAACCCGCGTCTCAGGTCTAATCGACAACTCGGTGACACTCTCGTTGCACAACGACTACAACGCCATTGACGGACTCATCATGCCACTGATTGGCTCGACCGCTGTCACGATGATTGTGAAACCAGCAGGCACAGCCGCAGCAGGAACCGCTTCACCTCACTACACCTTTTCTGTACTTTGCACAGAGTTCAGCCCAGTCAACGGTGCTGTCGGTGAATTGAACACAGCCGATGTCACTTGGCCGATCAGCGGAACAATCGCAAAATCAACAGGTGCATAATTCTTAAATAAACAATCAGGAGGTAAGAATGAAAATCAACCTAGAAGTAAAAACGCTGGACTCTGTCACCACGAAAGTGACCGCGCAGTTCGCAGACTTTATCGCCTTCGAAGGCGAGAAGAATCGTTCGGTCGCAAACTTCCAAACAGAACTACGCCTCACCGACCTCGCTTGGTTGGCATGGCATGCAACGAAACGCACGAAGAAGACCGCAATGAAGTTTGAAGAATGGATTGAGACAGTCGAGAGCGTGGAGGTTGGAACCGACTCTGCGGTGATCGTCCCTTTGGAGAATCCTCAGCCCACTGGCTGATCGCATACCTAGCGTGTGAAACTCACATCGCTCCATCTTTACTTCTGCAAGAGTCACCTAGAATGCTGTACACGATGCTCGGCTATCTGCGCTGGAAGAGTGTCAAGATGAACCCGAACCAAAGGATTCAATGATGGCCTTCTCAGCATTCCCGAATCTGCCAGGTGATACAGGCGGAACTCTTGGTCGTGCCGGCACCGCAGCTGTCGCAGGCAACACGGTTGTGGTCAAGGACTTGTTTGAGGTCCTGCGCAAGTTTGAAAAATCAAGTCCATTGTTTAAGAAAATGATGCGTCAAGTGTCCTACACAATTGCAAAAGACTTGGAAGGCAGAGTAAAAATTGAAGCAGCATCGGTTAGTCGAGCAAGTCAAGCAATACAAGTTGCTAGAGGATTACGAGCAAAGAATGACAATATCCCTACGATCGGACTTCGTAAGAATGAAGCGTTTATTTCAAAGTCTCGTCCTAATCGTCGGCGAAGAAAACCTGTGACTCGTGGCGATGTTTTCTATGGTGCCGAGTTCGGTGGCGGTAGAACAGCAACCACTAAGCAATTCCTTCGGCATCGCGGTCAGTCTGGGTACTTCTTCTGGCCGACCGTCCGCAAACGAAAGAATGCGATTGCCAAGGAATACCTAGATGGCATGGATCGTGTGGTTAAAGAACTAGCGATTGGCTGATACTTGCATTCGGCTGAGGATTCGCTATCCTTGACCTAGGAGGTTCTGCACAATGTTTGAAGTCGTCGGGTTCCCGTCTGTCAAGTCCGTCTACCCAAAGACCATCGCATCGTCTTGGATGGAGTTCGCCACAATCCTCGGCAACCATCAAGAACGTGAACAGAAGTCTGACGGCAAGTTATATTCGCCAGTCACCTATCGCGAATACACAACTCGTGGCAACGCAAACGTGTCGCACATCTGGGCGTTGGTTGCCGACCTTGACGGTGAAGCATTTGAACAAGCTGATATCGGATCGTATATACACTTCGCGTACACAACCTGGTCGCATCGTAAAGACAATCCACACTGGCACGTTGTCATCCCATTTGAGCAGGCTGTGCCGGTTCAAAACTGGGAAGAAGTCTGGTACGAGACACATGAGCGTCTTCGTCTCAAAGGCGACCCAGCAACCAAAGACCCTGCCCGTATCTTCTATCTGCCACAGCACGAAGCAGGTCAGCAGTTCCGCACACATCATTCAGGTTGGCGATTCCTTGATCCAACCATCACAGACATTGCTGCACCGACACGACGATTCAACACACCGAACATCCGCTCGACTCGTCAACCACGTCGCGGTAATCCGATGCGATGCGTTCTTGATCCGAAGTGGTGGGATGCACCGATTGATATGTCGCAATATGACGGCATGACACAGTCAGAGATTCACAAAGACATGCAACGCGAGTGGGCAGAGCTTCGCAAACGGATGGCTGCTAACTGAGTAGAATTGCTTCACCATGGCAGGTGAACGCACATTCTTATTCAAACTTCTCGGCAATTCCGATGGTGCTGTTGCAGCGTTCAAAAAACTTGCGCGTGAAGGTCAAGAGTCTTTAGAGAAGGTCGGCAAGATTGGTTCGGCCTTAGGTGGCGCATTTGACTTCGTGAAGAAGGGTGCGTTCATTGCAATCGGTGGATTGACTGCGGTGGCTGGTGCGGCAGCAGCTGCGGTTGCAGCAGCAGCAGCCGACGAAGCATCACAGAAAAGTCTTGAAGCACAGTTGATTCGTTCAGCCGGTGCAACAACCGCACAGGTGCAAGCAACCGAAGCATTCATTGAGCAGGCGATGTTGGCGACAGGTGTCGCCGATGATGAACTTCGACCAGCGTTCGGGAACCTTGCCCGCGCCACAGGTGATCTAGAAAAATCTCAGCGTCTGTTCGGACTTGCACTTGACATAAGCGCAGCCACAGGTCGTGACTTGGAAGCCGTCACTTTGGGATTGGGTCGTGCTGCGACAGGACAGATCGGTGCGCTTACTCGACTCGGCATTCCGTTGGACGAAGGTGCAAAGAAGTCAAAAGACTTCGGTGCAATTCTCAAACAACTTGAAGGTCAGTTCGGTGGTGCTGCCGCAACCGCAGCCGACACATTCTCTGGTCGAGTAAAGATTCTCAAAACATCGCTCGGCGAAGTGGTTGAGGAGATCGGCTACCTCCTTCTTCCCGTTGCCGAAAAACTTATTGCAATCTTTCAAACTCGACTTGTCCCAGCGTTGAAAGCGGCGGTTGACGGATTCAAAGAAAAGGGTTTGACTGGCGCACTTAAATACTTCTTGGCTGCGCTCGGACCAGCAGGTATCGGAATCATCAATACTTTCGAATCAATCACTTTGGCAGTTCTGACTCTTGGTGGTCAGGTTCAAAAACTTGCGGCGGCAATCGCATTGGCTGGAGTTGTACTCAATCCAAAAGGTGCATTTGATGCCTATAACAAGATTCTTGATTTGAGTGCGAATGCAGCAGCGACCGCATCACTTAACTTTGACAAACTTCGTGCAGGTGTTTATCAGGCAGGAATATCAGCAAACTTGGCCGGCAATAAATTGTCTGGATTGATTGATCAGACCGACAAGATCGGTACCAAGGTTCTGCCGAAAGCCAAAGAAGCAACGGAAGATTGGGGTGACTCTTTAGATGGTGTGAAGGACACTGCTGGTGGTGTAGCCAAAACGATTGATGAAACTAAACAGAATCTTGAGAAGTACACGTCAGCGTTGAAGTCCTCGACATCTGCGCAGAAGTCTTTGACGAATGCTCAGAAGGCGAACAAGGATGCGAAGGCTGGTCTTGTCAAAGCTGACGCTGATCTGTTGACTGCGCAGGAGAACTTCAATCGTGCGGTCGCTGGGTACGGTGCAGATTCTGCACAGGCGAAGGCTGCGCAACGTGAGTTGTCAAAGGCTCAACGTACTGTGGCGAACGCTGGGTTTGCTGTTGAAGAATCAGTTTTTGCGGTTCGTGATGCTGAACTGAAACTTGCCGAACTTCGAGCCGATCCTCTGTCCAGCCCGCAAGCAATTCGACAGGCTGAGATTGATCTTGCTCAAGCCAAGTTGGCTGTGGCTGATGCTTCGGATGCAGAATTTGAAGCAACGAATGGTTTGAGGGATGCGCAACTCAAGTTGAACGAAGCGACGACTGGTGCAATCGTCGGATCGGATACCTATAACGAGTTTTTGAAGTTGGTGAACGATGCAAAGCAGGCACAGGTTGATGCGTCGGAGCGTCTCACCGAAGCAACGGAACGTGAGACTGAAGCATTCGAGGCATTGGCCGAAGCGATCAAGAAGGTCGCTGACGCTGCTGCAATGGTGCCTGGTCGTGGCTTGTCAATCCCAACCTTGCCTGGTGTGGTAACACCAACACCAACATCGTCAACGGTGCCATCAGATATTCGTGGTGGTACGGGTGCGAACATTGTGATCAACACGGGTATCGGGACGAACGGTGTTGAGGCTGGGCGTCAGATTGTTGAAGTGTTGCAAACATATACGAACATCAATCGTGATGCTATTGCGTCTTTAGTTCGAAGGTAGCCATGCCGAAGACTTTGAAGTGGGGTCAACCGTATTCGGTTCTGTTGGATGTGGGTGCGGTCGCTGACGCATTCATACTCGACACATCACTTCTTGACGGCACCGATGTGCTTGACGGCTCGACAGACTTCGTGGACGCAACCGAATATGTGTTGTCTGTAGCAATCCAACGTGGCCGTGGTTCACAAGTTGAGCAATTCAATCCTGGTACTTGTCGCATCCTTGCCGACGACCGCGCATCAGGCAGACTCTTCGACCCAGCGAACACCGCATCAACCTATTACCAAGGCGAATTTGATCTGGCACCAAGACGTGCCATCAAAGTTCTTGCCGGCACAGCCGAGCTGTTCGTCGGAGCAATCACCGATCTAGACATCACCTACTCGATGCCTGACCTGTCGTTTGCGTCTATCACAGCAGCCGATGGACTGTACGAGTTGAGTCGCACAAGTCTTGCCGCGTTCACACCGTCATCAGAACTTACGTCTGCGCGTGTGTCCACAATTTTGAACCGACCAGAAGTCAACTACTCGACCGCACTACGAAGCATCGAGACAGGACTCGCAACGTGTGGCACTGTTGCCTATGCCGCGAACGTGAACACTTTGTCGGCGTTGCAGGCTGTCGCAATCGCTGAAGATGGCAGGCTCTTTGCGAACCGCAAGAACGAAATTGTGTTTGATCAGCGTGTTGACTTCACGTTCTCTACCGCTATCGCAGGGTTTGGTGGCACAGCAGTCAACCAGATTCCGTTGCTCGACATCGGTGTCGCGTATGGTCAAGAAACTTTGTTCAACCGTGTGCAGATAGATGTGGATGGTGGCACCGCAGCACAGGTCGCGTCTGATGCGACAAGTCAAACGAAGTTCGGTGTGCAGACGTTGTCGTTCTCGAATGTGCCGTTGGATACTTTGGCTGCTGGTTCGGCGTTGGCCCAGAACATTGTTGACAAATACAAAGAACCAAAGATCCGATTCGATCAGATCTCAACGAGCATGAATGCTTGCGGGACGGCCTTGTTCGCGACCGTGTTGGCTTTAGATGTCGGCGACGTAGTTGAAGTCACGAAGACCTATACGAGCGGTCTGCCATTGTCACGCACCGACACAGTGTTCATCGAGTCAGTCACCCACGACATCACACCTACCGATCATCGGATAAGATTCGGACTAGGACAGGCACAAGTCATCTTGCCATTCCTGCTCGACACATCAGAATTAGATGACACGACTTATGGGCTAACATAGGAGCAATATGACAGCAAGACAATCGTTCTCTAGTGGCCAAGTATTTACTGCGGCGCAGGCTAACGCACTCGCCGAAGCAACAGTTGCGGTCAACGCACAAGGCACCGCAACCTCATACACACTCGCACTCACTGATACCGGCAAACTTGTCACATTTACTGGTGCAGCATCAACGGTCACGATCCCACTCAACTCATCAGTTGCGTTTGGTGTTGGTGATCAAATTAACATTGCTCAACTTGGTACAGCACAGGTCACAATCGGTACCGCGTCGGGTGTCAGTCTTGTGTCTGCTGGATCTAAAACGAAAACAAACGGTCAATATGCGGTCGTGACTGTCGTGCAATACACAACAAACAGTTGGCTTCTGCTCGGCAACACTTCAACCTGAGCCATGCAAATACTTGCGGGAGTTAATTCGGCTGAAGTTGTAAGCGTTGAATATGTCGTCATTGCGGGCGGAGGCGGAGGCGCAGCACAAACTTCAGGTGGTGCTGGTGCAGGCGGTTACCGTTCATCGGTTAGCGGTGAGAACTCTGGTGGTGGTGCATCAGCTGAATCACCTTTAGCACTTGCAAAAGGCGTAAATGTTGCAGTCGTTGTTGGTGCTGGTGGTGCTAAAGGAACTGGCACTTCAGCGAATAACACCTCAGGTAGTGCAAGTTCTTTTTCAACAGTTTCAACAACTGGTGGTGGCAAAGGTTCTGTTTCGGATGTGAACAACGGTGCTAACGGCGGAAGTGGTGGTGCTGGTGGTGGTCTTGGTTCTGGAACAGGAACTGGTGCAGGAACAGGAACAACGGGAGAAGGATTTGCTGGTGGGACAGGAAACACGGGTTCAACTTCAGGTTCGGGTGGTGGTGGCGCAGGCGGTATCGGTTCACAATTTGTTGATAATACAACAGGCGGTGCGGGCGGTATCGGCGTTTCTTCTAGCATCACTGGCACGAGCGTAGGTCGCGCGGGTGGCGGTGGTGGCGCAGCAGGACAAGATTACGGTGCTGGTGCTGGCACATCTGGTGGTGGCAACGGTGGTGGTCGTTTCAATTCTGCGGTTGATGGAACAGCAAACACGGGCGGCGGCGGTGGCGGCGCAAGAAACCAAAACAACGGTGCGGTAGATGGCGGTGCAGGCGGTTCAGGTGTAGTGATTCTCAGATATTTAACATCATCAGGCACAATCACTATTGGCGCAGGTTTGACAGGTTCAACAGCAACTAGTGGAAGTTACAAAGTAACCACGATCACCGCTGGTTCAGGCAATGTGAGTTGGGCATAATGGCACATTACGCATTTCTAGATTCAAACAATGTTGTCGTCAAAGTCATTACAGGCGTTGATGAAGACGTAACACAAAACGGTGTCGGCGGTTCAAGTGAAGCGTGGGAACAATTCTATGCAAGCCAAGAATGGAACGCAGGTTTGACTTGTAAACGCACTTCATACAATGCGACCAACGGCTACCGCAAACAATACGCTGGCATTGGTTATACCTACAACTCGACTGCTGATGTGTTCGTAGCACCACAACCGTATCCTTCGTGGACTTTGGACAGCAATCACGATTGGCAACCGCCAACACCGCATCCAAATGACGGCGAACCATACGAGTGGAGTGAAGAAGAACTTGAGTGGGTCGCCGTCTAACTAGGTGGCTGATTCCGCTACCAGCAATCCTGTTCTCAATCTGGCCGACCACGGTTCGAGCCGAACCGATACCTGGGTTGAATACGACTTACTACTCGGTTGACGAGATCCCACCAGTCCAGTCGACATCCGAATATCCTGTCTGCGGTTCAGAGGTCGAGAACAACATCAATCGCAGTTATGACGGTGAACCATATGAAGATTGCACAGGTGATCTGTTCATGGTCCACATGACCGGCTACATCACGATCCCTGAACACGAAACGATTGAGTTCATGCTCGCACACGATGACGGTGGTGAGATAACTATTGACGGCAACACATTCGGTGTTTGGAATGACCAGGGTTGTTCGTGGAGTATGTCGGACGAACTAGAACTTGACGCTGGGAGTTTGCCGCTTCAGTTGTTTATGTATGAGAACGGCGGTGCGTCCTGCCTGATGCTCGCATGGAACATTGATGATGAAGGCTGGGCGATAGTCCCAGACTCTGCGTTCACTACTAACGGTGCGCTAACAACTACAACAACCACGACAACAACAACCACAACATCCACAACAAGTACAACAACCACGACGACAACAACGACAACCCTGCCAGAAACAACCACGACATCTTCATCTACATCAACCCTTCCACCAGAAACGACCACAACGACTTCGACAACTCTTGCACCAACAACCACGCAAACGACAACAACAACGTCAACGACGACCATCCCAGTTCAAACAACGACCACAACTTCTGCACCATATACACCTCCTCAGACGACTACGACTAGCGAACCAGTCGTCGTATTAGTTCCTGATACCACGACCACAACTTCTGTGCCTGAACCCGAATCCACAACATCCACCACGATTGAAGAAACATCTACAACCGTTCCTCCCGAGCCTGATCCGACTGTTCCTGAATCCGTTCCAACTCTGCCCGCCGAAACAACCACGCCAACATCACAGCCGTTGCAAGAACCAAATACCCAAGAAACATTGCCACCAGAAGTAGAGAGTTCATCGACGACAACGCTACCTGACATCGAGTCTGAGGTGTTCACCGAAGAAGAACTGGATGAGTTCGTAGAGACACTTGACATCGTTGAAGATGAGCCGATCAGCGATGCGAAGGTTGAGCAGATTCTTGAAGTGTTGGCTGATGCGGCACCGGCACAAATTGTTGCAGCGATCGAGCAGATCTTGACCACGACAATCACATCCGATCAGGCTGTCAGCATTGCGTCAACACCTGAAGTGTTGGCTGCGGTAACACAGGATCAGGCTGAAGCAATCTTTGAAGAGATCATCGTGCAAGAACTCACAGTCGAGCAAGCCGACGAACTCGTTGAAGTCCTGAACGAAGCACCAACGAAAGTGAAGAAGGCGTTCCAAGAAACCATTGATGTGTTCTCGGGTGTCTTCGATTCGTTCCAGATGGTCGGCCAGACCATACCTGTTGGCGAGCGTAGAACTTTGGTCGCCGTATCAAATACACTTGTGGCGGTAGGAGCAAGCCTGCGCAGAAGGAACACCTAGTGTTTGCCAAACTTAG